TTCTTCAAGGAACTTTTGTTTTTTGCCACCGCTTGCTTTTTTCTTAAAGCCAATCCATTCATGGAAGAATTGTTTCTCGCCATTGTAACTGCACATACACAGCAACAGCCATAATAGTTTAGGATGCTTTTGTAATATATTCCAATGCTTGTTAAAGTATTCGTTGACAGTTAAAACAAAATGTTCTTGTATATCTTGTTTTTGATCTTTAGCACTGCTAATGTATCTGTTGAGAATAAAAAACTCGCTTTTCAAACTTTTACGTTGAGTATCATCCATGGCGTCCCATAGTTCGCGGACGTTTTGATCAACTGCGGCAAGTTTTTCTTTTAACTCAATCTTTTCTGACATCTTCAGCTTCCTGTGGTGGAACTCCGTTGCTATGTTTATCTGTTACTTGTTCAACATCTTGGAACAATCTTTTTTCTTGTACAGTTAACTTATCTTTGTGTGTCTTGCGTGGATTGCCGCACAAGTAACATTCCGGGTTGCCGCAATCCATTGCATGATGTTTGGCAAATCTATGTGGTTGATCTAACTTAGGATTATATTCGCTTTTAACATGATTATGTTCTTTAGCAATCTTTACCTGCTTCTTTACAGCGTTTTCGTCCTTAAGCAATCGTTTAGAATGTTTAAACTTATCTTCTTCTCTGCTCATACTTTGTCCTTACTCAGCTTGTATATCATTATAGCACGATCCAAGGCCTTTTGTAAAGTAGGATTGGTTTTCGCCGTACGGCGAATATCACCCCACATTTTATCTTCCAAAATACGTTCGGGGAATGGCCTGCTGTCATTGGTTTGAGGATCTGGTTTGCCCTCCATTTCGTACTTGTAACCAATCAGTGTACGTTCAGTTTCGCCAAACTCTCGGGCATACACTTCATCGCCGTTGCGCTCGTAAATGTAAGTTGCGTTGGGTTTAAGATTGCCCATCATTAATGTCCTTGGCCACAAGTATAACATCAAAAGCCAGCAACGTTCGACTTCCTTGACCTTGCCATGGGCTAACACTATGTGGAATATGGCTTGGGAATAAAACAAATGTACCAGGTTCTGGTTGAAATTTCCAAGTATCTTGCATTACGAATTTAGTTAAGTCCCTAGTCTGCGGAAGCCTCAACAACAATATACCATCAGTAGCTTTCTTACCTGGCCCGTATTCTGGAACACTAGTATAAACATGTCCGCTTAAATTGCCTGCAGGATGAGTGTGCATTTCCATATAGTCCCCACTGAGTTGTTTAACGGTTCTAATATTTACTACCTTTGGCTCGCAGTATTCTAAATCTTGTGTAACAGATTGTGTGGATACTAAATCCATATATCCTTTACACATTTCTTCGATTAGTGTCACAAGCCAGCCGTAATCTACTCCGGCTTCAGTGGGATATAATTGTACTTCCTGCGCAGTAGTTTGAGAGTGTACTGCTTCTGCTAGATTATAAATCTTAACAAAATCAGCAGGAGGTGTTGGACCCGCTGCGACTATAATAGGTTGGAAGTATGCAACTTTCATAGAATTCTATCCAATAAAATAATTTCGTTTTGTCTGCTAATTTCTTTGACAAAATAAACACAGTCAGGTTTCTCTCCGGGTCTAGTAGGTGTTGCCAACAATTGACTATTTTTCATTTTGGGGAAATACCATTTAACATCATTATAAAAGTTAACAATTTCAATTTTCTTAAATTCGACTCTGAAGCTACTTAACGGGTTGAACACTAATGCTTCAAACCCTCTATCGTTCAAACTAGTTAATGGGAGAATTTCTATGTCACTTGCACAACTACTATCTCCTACAGCAATACACCAATCTAATGGCATAGTAACCTCATCTTCGCCTATTCGTAGTACCATAGCAGGTGCATTGAAACTTTCCAAGAATATCAATGGCATGAAAAAGAAATCAGGTTCTTTAGGATCGCTGTTATCTAAAACTGCAAATCTAGTATTTTCATCTACCTCATCAGGCAAATTGTTTAGTGAAAATGTCGTGTTATCTAACGTTAATATATTCATATATCCTTATTTTTGCCAATCCACTTTCTCTAAAGAGAAAGGATACCTGGCGTCCTTGTAAAATTTCTTCCTCGTAGTGAGGTGGCGCTTTGCAAATTTACAAGTCGAAGTGATGTCCCAAATTTGTACAAAATCTTTATCTTCTGCTTTACGAATTCCCCGTCCTATAGACTGAATAACTCTAACAAACGATTTACCAGGCTCCAACAGAACCAAGTTAAAGATACGAGGTATATTAATACCAACAGCCGCGACACCATAGGTTGCGACCGTAACTTTATTATCCATTGTTGCATGTTCTTTATATTCTTCTGCACGTTTTGTTCCTTTAACTTCGCCTGAAATAAACACTGCGCCTTCAATCATTTCTGTTAATAATTTGCCTGTGTCGATTCTATTAACTAGTATCAACGTGTTGCCTGAGTCTGAAATGCCTTTAACAAGATTGCTAAAATATGTTATCCTGTCTACATCTGTAACGAGATATTTTAATTCTTCTTGGTAAGACTTAAATTCTGGTAAGTCTATTAATTGTACAATGTTCACATGTAGATTACTCAACACACCCATCTCTTGTAATTGGTGTGCTTTGATGCCGCCTACCACAGGACCAATACTGGCAAATATAGGCTGGGCTTCGAAATCATCCTTAGGAACTGTACCAGTTAATCCCCAACGTATCGGAGCATTGCACAAGTTCTGTGTAAGTAAATTCTTAAGAACTTCGGCCTTGGCCATGTGTACTTCGTCGACAATAACACACTTAACTCCATCTAGAAATTCTGCTAATGTTAATGCCAATGTGTCATCGTGATTTTTAGATTTTTTGTCTAACACATTAAGGCTTTGCCAAGTACAGATAGTATGGGTCTTGCCTAAATCTTTGCGGTCACCGTAATAAACACCAACATCTAGTTCAACGTTAACAAAATCTTCTTCTGTTTGTGTAACAAGATCTTTGTTGGGAACAATAACAATTGTGCGACCATATTTTTCTGCACAATGTGCTAGGGTTGCTGTCATAATTGTTTTGCCTGCACCAGTTGCTACTTCTTGTAGTGCTTGAGTGTTGGTAAAAAACTTATTAACTACTTCAACTTGGTCATCTCGTAACACAATGGGTTGTCCGGCAAATCTATGCCCTGTGGGCCACACTTTATCTAAGTCTGCCCAGTAATGGGTTGTTACTGGAGTAAATTCAATTTTACTTGTTGTACGCAAATCGTCTAGTTCGTCTATACTAACGTCCATATTTGCCAAGACATTAAGGCAAGTTTCTAATTGGCTTAGATAACCGTTGCCGCCAAGTCCAAACATACTGACCTTACCATCCCAACGTCCCAACTTGTATGCAGGTTGGTAACGTGCTGTTGGATTTTCGTACTTAAATGTATTGGCTAATTTTTTGCGGGCCTCTAGTGACAGCCCTTCAAATTTAATATTAACCTCGTCACGAATCACTAATTTCACAGTCATGATTATCTAATTCCCACTAGCGGTTGTGTATCCGAATATGTAATAACAAGGTCGCAACATTCTGAATAAACACCGGCTTTGTTGTGTCTGAGGTTATTATCGAGGCTTAATACACACATGGGTTGCCACGCACTTTTTATCAAAAATTTTGGAATTTTTCCGGATTGTATTGCAACAACTTTTGTGTCTTTTGTCAGCTTATTGTTGTATTGCTTGCTGGATATAAATTGATTAAATCGCTTGCCTTCATCGTTATTGTCCATTCTAAAGTAAACACCTATACCACTAGAAATTCCAGTTTTTTCCAAAGAATTTGACAAAATTTCGAGATTTTGAAAAGACCGTTTTTCGTCGTGATTTGGAAAAATTACCAGCAATGGAAATCTTCTCAAGTGTTGCAAACTTTCAAAAATTTCATCTAATGAGTGTAAGGTGTTAGAAACCCAAATTCGTGATTTTTCACGGTATGCTATAATGTTGGTTAAATTTTCTGGAATTTTTTCGGTTTTTTCGACCAAGTACTGATACCTATTGCTACGATCAGCAATTATAGCATCATCTGTTTCAGTTTGCAAATTGTCGTCTTCAGTGGCAAGTCGCTGAAATGTGGTATGGGTCAAATTTCCCAGAAAAAACTGATTTTTCACCCCATTTTCTGACCAAGTTTTAATGGTGTCATAATGCTTGTGTAACAGTTCATCGAATACAAACTCCTGGGAGTCCAACAATTCAAAAAGTGCCACAATATTTTTTTCTGTGTAATCTGCCAAGTATGCCTTACCTGGGTGTATCTGTACAAGACCCTCAATTTTCTTGGAATCTGTCAAAATTTTACGAATTTGCGAATTGAAGGTAAATTCGATATTTAATCGACCTTCTTCGAATTGTTTGTAATCGATATATATTTTTCTAATTTGTTCTATTTGTCTAAATGTTTTTGACCACATGGGGTCTTTTAATGCGTGGTCAATTTCTTCGGAAAAATCCACTAATTTTTTCCGATTTTCCTTCAAAATTTTCATCAGCAGTCTGCTTTGATTTTCCGTTATAAAAAATGTAGCTGTAATGGAAGATGCAAGGCTACGCAATACTCTTGCATCGCGGGCGGCAATTTTCTCTTCGATTGTGGGGGCCGAAAAATCAACAATTTTTAGTAATAAGTCGTCAACAGTTATCATATACGTTATTATAACACCTAGATTTTAAATGTCAAACATTAAGACAAAAAAATAGGCCATAAATATTTAAGGCCTATTGTCTGAGTTTTGGCGAAACAAGTTATAGACTAGCGTCTTCCATACCAGCAACACGTAGTTTAACAATGTTGGTAATTTGCCACTGTTTTTGGTCTAATGCTTTAGTGATTCCAAGCCACTTGTTACGAAGTAAAGCAAACTCATTGATAATCTTTTCGAAGTCAACTACGTCTGCTTCACCTTCCACAAATTTCTCACAATCACGACTGCTTAAGGCACGTTGATAATTCTCAAGATATTTTCTAAAATGCTGACTCTTAAGTCTACGCAATTCAATGTTCAAGTACTCTAAGACCGCTTCAATTTCTTGGAGTTGACCAAATCTGTTTTCCACAATACCTGGCATCCTGGCGGCCGCCTTTTCAAGATTACCAGTGATAACTACTTCATCCTTGGCTTCTATCAACTCGGCTTTATAAAATTCCACAGCATCAGGAATATTAGAAATGTCTTTACTGATCTTAGTGTACCAACCCATTAAAAATCCAATTCTTGAACGTCGTCTTCACCTTCGTCGAAATCATCGTCATTTAGATAATATCCGATTGCTTGATCCAATGTATCATCAATGCCAGTAGCACCTTTGAATACTTTATCACTTATACCAAAGTCTGCAAGTAAATCAACATAGCGTTCTGCTACTGTTTCTAATTGCTTTTTATCTAAATATTCGACAAAATTTAACCAGATGTCACCAATTTGTGTTTCATTCAACATTCTCGTCTATCTCCTCAGGAATGGTAGTTGCTTTTAAAGGTTTGATATGAAATTTATTCATTATCATATCTAATTTATCATCTTTCCATTCTTTTCGGTAGAATTTGAATTCTTCACCTGTCTCCGGATCAACCCACTTGAGTCTATTACCTTCTTGTTTTAACAAGCCGGCTTTTTCGCACATGTCTACCATTCCTGAATAAGGATTCATACCTGTTTCATATGGAATTTTAATTTGTACAGTTTCAAAAGGTTTGCTATAACGAGTCTTCATAATTTTGCAACTAGCACGAATACCCATTACGTCTGTTACTTTATTGCCATCCTCATCCTCTTTGAGTTTGAGTTTTTTCATAGCAACAACAATACTAGACGCATAGACAAACCCTTGTCCACCACTAATTTTGTCATCTGGGTCAAACATATCCTGGCTTGCGTATGTGTGGTTTGTACAAACCATGCCTACGTTGTAACTGCCAAACATATTAACACAATTACGGACTAAACTTGTGAGTGCTTTAGGTTTACGGCCCATGTCTCCCTTCATGTCGCCAGCTTGGAACTGGTTAATGTCAGTAGGGGTAAGCAACATACCCAATGAGTCTATGACAAATAAGACTTTAGGACGCTCTGCCATTTCTT